CTCAAAAGTCCTGTGGTTCCCTTGATGCCGTTTCCACTGATCAGACTGGAGATTGCTGCCCCCAGCGTCGTGCGGAAGCCGTTGCTTCCCGATGCGCCCCGGAACGCAGAGAAAAGCCCCGCGCCCGCCGCGCCCGCACTATTGCCGCTCTTGAATAGGCCCGCAAGTCCGCCCTTTCCACCGGAGAAAATAGCCTCCGCCGCCGGGGCGAACTTCATGCCAACAAACGCCGCCGCCATGCCGCCCAGCACACGCACCACCTGCTCGCCGTTGTTGATCAGGTAGTCAAGTCCCTTTTGGATGTGCGGCAGCGCCGTGTCCATAGCGCTCCCCAGCTTCTCCACGCCCCGGCTCGCCAGCGTTCCCAAGCTCTCCGCAAGCTGCGTCAGCTCCGGCATATTCTTTCGGATGCTGTTTAGAAAGTCGATCATGGAGAGATTGAACTGTTTTTTCGCCGGGAGGAACGCATCGCCTATCTCGATTTTCAGCGCTGTCTTGGTACTTTTCAGCATGGTCTCGATGGCCTCCGGGGTCTGCGATTTGATGTTGAACTCCCGCTCCATGCTTCCCGTGTACAGGCTTGGGTCGCTCACCATTTCCAGCGCCTTTCGGTACACATCGAGATTGTTGACGATCTTCGCGCCGCCCTCAATGGCCCATTGGCCGAACAGGGTGGATAGCGCCGCTACCTGTCGCTCCTGCGGCAGATCGTTGATGGCCTTGAAGATGGTATCCAGCGTTCCCACGCTGTCCTCCTGCATGGCCTTGGCGACCCACTCCGCGCTCATGCCCATCTCCTCGAACTGTTCTTTCTGGGCTTTCGTCGCACTTGCGCCCTTGCTCAAATTCACGATCATGCGCTTGATGCTGGTGCCGACGCGATCAGTCGATACGCCTGTTGCCAGCATGGCATCCGCCAACGCCGCCGTTGTGGCCGCGCTTACGCCGCCCACTTGGCCGAGGCTCGCCGCAGAATTGACCGCCTCCGCGATTTCCGCCGCCGTGGTCGCGCTGTTTGCGCCCAGATAGTTGATCTGGTCAAAGAGCACCATGACCTCCTCGTGGGTCATTTTCAGCGATTGCTCCCACTTGGCGGCCCAGTTGCCAGCCTGATCGGCGCTGATGTCCATGGCCGCGCCGGTCATGGCGATGTCCCGCAGGAAACCGGTAACATTGCCGGAGCTGTCGATCTTGATCAAGTCCTCCATAGACTTGCCGGATTGGCCCGCCGCAGCGGCGAGGCGTGTCAAATCCTCCTGCGTATAGGGGATTTGTGTGCTTAAATCCTTGATTGCGTCCTTCATGGCCTCGTAGTTCTGCGCGTAGGTCTTGCCGTTATCCGCCACCTTGTCGCTGATCTTTCCGGTAGCATCTGCCAGACCGTCTACGTACTTGACCACATCCGCCATGTAGTTTTCAAACTTCGCCGCTTCCTTGGTGCAGCTTGCGATGGTCGCCACAGTCGCCGTCGCCAGCGTCCCCATGGCCGCAAGTCCCGCCGTTCCGATGGAGCTGATGCTGCGGGCAAAGCTGCTGATCTGGCTCTGGCTCCCGTTCAGCGCCGCCATCAGGCTTTTGTCCATCTTACCGGCGATCTTGATGCTTAACTCTAATGTTTTATTGTTCGCCATTCCTCCGCCACCTCGCTATTCAGCTCAATAAAGTCCCGGACAGGCATTTTCAGATAGAAGTCCACGCCCGTCCGTGTCACCGAGGACAGCCGGATAGCCGCTTTCCGCAGGGCCTTGGCTCCGCCCTTTATCCGAAAAAATCCGCGTCGTTCACCGCGTTTTTCAGTTTCAGCAGCTCATACAGGGGCAGCGTGGTAAAGAACTCCTCCGGGATGCCCGTTGCCATGGCGGCGATCACGCAGGAGTACAGATAGTTGGTGCTGTTCTCCGTCACCACAAAGCCCTCGCGGGCCATGCGGTTCTCCGCCTCGCTCTCATTCAGCGTGTTCAGGTCTGCCACGCCGTTCAGGTCGATGTCCCGGTACTCCTTGCCCTTGTAATGGCGCGGCTTCTCCAGATGCATCACATGGTTTTCCGTTCTGCTCTCCACGTTCAGGTGTCTGCGCACCGCACCTGCCACGCGCTTGAAAGCGCCGCGAGGCATCAGCTTGAAAAACTCAATGGGCATTCCGGTGGCCTTGACCGCCATGGCGCGGGCAAATGCCGTCGTGGTCTCGCACAGCACCGAGGCCGCCGCCTCGCCCTCACCAAAAAGCTGCCGTTGCACGTCGATAGCGTCCTGCACGGTCAGCTTCTCCAGCCCCGTCAGGTCGATCTCTCCGTACTCCTTGCCCTCGAACACGTAGGGCCTTGCCAGCTCCACAATGTTCTCGCTCTTTTTTGCCCCCTCGTTTGCGGTCTCCGCCGCCGTGATCTTGTCCTCTGCCATTGGTGTTCGCTCCTTTCAGCGTCGTTTCGTTGTGTGAAAACACGGCCCGCCCCCGTTTGCGCAGGGACAGGCCGTATTGTTTTGCGCCCGTTAGATCAGGCTGTTCACGCCCGCCAGCATATCCGTGCCGTTGACCTTGTAGATGCCGTTGAGCTTGTCAACCTCCAAGAGCTGCTGGCCGTCCACCTCGATCATCAGGTAGGTCAGCTCCAGCGTCACGGTGGCCTCCATGGCCTCGCCCTTTTCCACCTTGCCGGGGTTGAACTTCTTCACGCGCCCGATCTCCACCACGCGCAGGCCCTTGAAATTGTAGCCGCCCTGCTTGTCGTAGACCTGCTGCGAGGCTCGCAGCGTCAGGTTCACCGTGGACAGGGGAGAGAGCATATCCATGGCGGAGCTGTAGAGCGTGTTGAACTGGATTTCCTGCTCCATGCTCTCAAACTGGCCGATGGTGGGGCTGTCCAGCTCGCCGTTCACGCCCACGCCGGAAACGGTGCTGGTTTTCATGTTGACCTCCGGCAGCGTCACCGACGCGGCCACGCCGATCATCTTCGTGCCGTCCAGATAGGCGTTATACTCGTTGATCTTCTCCGGGATATAGTTGTTGGAAATCATCTTCTTTTCCCTCCCTTATCAGTTCAGCGCGGCGGAAAGAGCGTCGGGGTCAAACTCGATGATGTCCTCGATGTCCTCCGCAGGGGTGAACGGGGTGATGTACTGGTGGAACGTGATCTTGCCGTCCAGCAGATCGGCGGTGGTGTTCTCGTCCTCGTTGAACGTGATCTCATAGCGGGCGCACACACCACGGGCCACAAAGCCGTTGCCGCGCACGTTCTCGCTGTCCACGATGGCCTCGATCAGCCGCTTGTTGGCGGGGCTGTCCACTTTCTGGAAGTAGGTCAGGATAAACGTGTTGGCCGCCCACGTCAGGAAGCGGCGGACGCTGAACCAGCGGTCTTTCGGGTCGCTGATACCGGGGTAGGCCGCCGTGTTGTTGCCCCACAGGCGGAAGCCGTTCATGTTCAGCCACGTTGCCACACCGAAGCTGTTCACGGTGTTGGCCTGCTCCTGATCAAGCACCACCTCCGTGCCATCTTCGAGGCAGGCGGCGGAAACGGCGATGGTCTTGTTGCTGGGGCTGACGTTGGGCGTGTCGTCGTTCTGTGCGTCGGTGTAGGCTGTCAGCGCCGCCGCCAGTGCGCTGCCGCTGTACACCGTGTTTCCCACCTTGGCAAAAGGCCAAACCGCGTAGGCGTTTGGGTCGCTCACCGCCTGCGCCTCCTTGGTGGTCTTGACGGCGGTGTACTTGGTCGCGCCGGTGTTGCTGCTGTCGATGTCCACAACGCACACCGCACCGAACACGCTGTTGATGCTCTTGGTCTTGGCCTGCAATGCCGCCGCCACCGTCGCGTCCTTGCTGAAACGCGGTGCCAGCAGGATGCCGGGTGTCATGGACAGCTTCGGATAGACCTGACGCACCACCTCAAGGCCGGTCTCCTTGCCGGTGGAGCTGTCCACACCGCCCACGATGTCCGCCGCCGTCACCTTGCTGGGGTCGATCTTGTTGCCGGTCACAGTCAGGCTCGTTGCTTCCTTACCCGCGCCGGTGGAAAGCACCACGATATTCAGCGTACCGTCGTCGTTCCATGTGGTGGTGTAGTCCGTGCCTGCGGTCAGCGTGGTGGAGCCGCTCTTAACGGTCAGCCCCTCCAGCAGAACGCCTGTCTCCTCCAGCACCGCCACGCCGTCGTTCACCTGAACGGTTCCGCCGGTGATGGCGATCTTGTGCTTGGCAGGGTCAAGCACATTGATCAGCACCATGGGCGCGATACCCACAACGCTGAAATTTGCGCTGATGCACTCGCAGAGGGTGTAGTTGGCGAAGTCAGGCAGATAGCCCACCGCCTCCACGGCCTCCTTGTAGCTGCTCACCAGCAGCGGCACGTTGACCGCCGCCGCCGGGTCTTTGAGCATATTCACCGGGGCGGTGCCTACGATCACCTGCAAGCCCGCCGTGCCGGTGATGGGCGCGACCATGCTGGTCGCAACCTCGCTCGTGTATACGCCGTGTTTGTATGCCATAGTCTTTCTTCCTCCTTACAGTTCGGATTTGATCTTGCCGTACAGAATGGCCTCCGCCGTTCCTGCGGTCTCCAGCCGCTTTCTCGTCTCGGCAAAGCGCTCCACGTCCACCACCAGCGCCCCGGCCTCCGGGTGAATGGCGATGAACGCCTCCAGCGCCTCCGGGATGCCGCCGTGAAATACCGTGTACTGCTTGGCAACGCCGCGCACCGTTGGGCCGCAGTAAACCTGCGTCACGCCCGCTTTCTCCCGCTCCGTTGGCGTGGTCTCGGTAGCGGTCTCCGCCGCCGGGATGGCCGTCTCATTCACAGCGGCATCCGCCGCCAGCTTATCGTTTTTCTTGCTCATACCAGCTCCTCCATTTCTGTGTCCTGTGTCATGGCCGGTGCGGTGCAGGTCAACGAACACGCCCCGAAGTAGTACGGGTAGGTGTCGTCCTGCTGCATGGCCCACGCAATGGGTTTCAGCACGGTGAACGCCCCGCCGAAATACGGCTTGGTGCATAACCGCTGCACGATGTCCTCCTTGATGTTGGCAACATCCTGATAGCCCTCTCGCTCCTTGCCCTCGTCGTAGGCGCACACGATCAGGCTGAACTCAACCGCCTGCGGCCCGTCGTCGTTCTTGATCTCGCCGCCTGTCATGCGCACAACGATGTACGGGGCCGCCGCCGCGTCCGTGTCCACATCCGCGTCATAGTCCTCCGGCACCGGCAAATCCTGCTTGAAGATTTTCAGCTCCTTGCGGCTCTGCTGGCCGTTGTACTTCTTCCCGGCGAAAAGCTCCTCCAGCGTTTCGATCAGCGCGTCTTGGCAGAGCTGGGGAGTTCGCCCGATGCCTGCGGCCCTCACCGCATCCATATAGTTCTTCATGGCTTACTTCCTCCTCGCCGCTCGCGCCAACACCCGTTCGGTCTGCTCCATCAGTCGGTCTTGCAGATACTCGGACACCTCCGGCTCCACCATCGGCCAGACGGTAGAGTGCATCGCCGAGGCCGACGGGCTTCCCATCGTCACCAGCTTTTCCACCTTACCGTCCTTGTTTCGCCACCTTGGGCGGCCCCGCTCCGTGACCGTGTGGCTGGAACTGGAGCCGATCTGTCGCTGCACCATGCCGATGTGGCCGCTCTTGAACTGCACAAGAAAGCCCTTGCTCATGTTGGCATTGCCTGTCAGCGCCGCCATGGACGAGGCTTTCAGAACACGGGCTTTCACATACTTTGGCGCGTGGTGCAAAACCTCGCGCCCGGTAAAGCGCTCCGTCGGCCTGTGTTGGAAATAACCGAGATCGTTGCGCATCTTTTCGATGTGCAGCTCTGCGCTCAAACTGGTGTTGCTGGCCTTTTTCCGTTGCACAAGGTCTTTTAGGTGCCGCCTGCCCGCCGCGTTCACGGCGTACCGCGCCTTTGCCTTTGCGATCATCAGCTTGCGGGCCTGCCGTGCCGTGGCGTTGATGGCTACCTTGGCCGCCGCCGGGGTCTTTTTCTTCAAATCGCCCAGCGCCGCCGCCACGGTGTCCAGCCCGTCCACTTCGATGGTCAGGTTCCCTGCGTCATAGGTTACTCTGCTCATTGCCTCGTCCTTTCCATGGAAATGCGGTACACGCCCGCCTCCTCCTCGCAGTTGAGGATGGTATACGACCGCTGCCGGTTCGTCCCTTTGTCCAGAACGAGGTGCTTTCCCACTTTCGGCTTCGGCCCGTAGTCGCTCACGCGGATATACAGCACTGTGTAGGCCGTATATAGTCCCGTGTCGAAGTTCTGCTTGGCTCCCGCCTCCCAATGGGCGCTATGCTCTTTGAGCCGTTGATCGTCCACGATCACCAGTGCGTCCTTGCCGTCAACCGTATGCCAGTCCGCGTGTTCGTCCTGCTCAAAGAAAGCCGCGTCGATGTCCGCTGCGGCACAGTCCTTAAAGGTGAGCGGAGGGGCAGCCCCCTCCGCTCCGCTGTATTCCTGCTTTAGCTCGAACAGCGCCATGTCAGCACACGGTCGCCACCAGCCAGCTATCCACCTTGTCGGGGATGGGCAGCGGGTGCGCCTGCAGCTCCACCATGCGGCGGTCGGGATGATGCTCCACATAGCTGCGCAGGACGCGGCTGGTCTGGGAGGTCACCCACAGGCCGGATGCGTCCTCGATGTAGGTGCAGGCACCGTAGGCCATCATATAGTTGGGTCTGGAGCTGATCAGGATGATCATGTTGTCCGGGATAAGCGGCTTGGTCTCCGGCGCGTCGGGGTTAGTCCAGTCGTCGTAGTAGACCTCGCCGTAAACGTACATGTCAAGGCTGGGGTCATTCAGGTGGCCGAGGTACTTCACGCCGTTGGGCAGGTCGCGGGGGGCGATCTCGCCGAGGTTCATGCGGCGGTTGTCCAGCATCTTCTGCACGTTGGCATCGGCGAAGAACTTTGCCTTGGCCGTCTTGCCCATGATGATGGTGTCCACGTTGGCGAAGCCGCCGTGCAACACCGCATCCGTCCAGTCACCAAGGTTGCCGAGGATGTCGGCCTTGGTGCCGCCCCACTTGTTGTCGCCGGTCAGGGTTTTCTTGTTGGTCAGGCCGAAGTCGATGGTCTCGTTCACGCCCTCGCCCACAATGGGGATGGTGCCGGTCACGATGGCCTGCACCGCCATCCACTCCTCGCGGCGCGTGGTCGCGTCGTTCAGTGTGGCGTACTCCTCCATGAGCTTCTGCGCGGCCCTCTGAGCGGGGGTCATGCCGCTGTACAGATCTTCGCCCGGCAGGCGGGTCATGAGCTGGTCAGCGGTTGTCACGTCATAGGGGTTGATCAGAGGGGGCTTGTAGCTCTCGGTCTGGTAGCCGTTGGCTTTCAACACCTTGCCGCCCACGCGGGGATGGACAAAGGCCGCCATGCGGCGGTCGCCTTTCACAAGGTCGATGTCCACGCGCTCGGTAGCGAACGTCTTGACGTTGGTGAAAAAGGTGTCGCGGAAATAGGTGTGTACGGCAGGGGTCTGTCTCACCACCTCCGCCAGATAGCGGGGGGAGTAAATGTTCACTTCGTTAGCCATATTCTTTCTTCCTCCTTACTTCAAGTAGATGCCGAGGTTGCGCAGAGGAACCTCCACGTCCGCAGCGGTGGCGTTGGCGGGCAGCACCAGCGCGTCGGCGAAGAACTCGCCGGAGAGGTACACAATGCCGTCCTCGCCCGATGCGACATCCTCCGCCAGAATGCCGTACAGGCCCGTGGTGGTCACGGTGTAGGGGGCACTGCTGCCGCTCACGCTGATGGCGGCCAGCTTGCCGTCGCTGTTGAGAACCACGGGAGCGCCGCGCTTCAAGGCAGCGGATGCCTCCTTGACTGCCGTAACGATCTCCGCATTCCCTGCGATCAGGTAATCCGGCTGCGTGGAAAATGTCTTTTTCGCCAAATCCATACTCATGTTCTTTCTCCTCCTTTACTGCTTCTTGCCCATGGACTTGATCGCGTCCATGAACTCGTCCTGCTTGCCCGTACCGCCGCCGGTGCCGCCGTCGTTCTTCACGCCGCCCATGCCGCTCTTGTCGGCATCGGCCTTTGCTCCGTTGAGCCATGCGTTGCCGCTCTCCTTGGCAGCTTTCATCATGGCCACAGCGTACTCGCTGGCGCTCACCGGCTTTGTGAACTTGGCCTCGTTCGTCAGCGCCTCGCTGCCGGACAGGGCCATGTCCTCGATGTCGTGGATGCGCTGGCGCTCGTCGCTCGTCGCTTTGTTCGCCGCCGCCTCCTCGATTTCATTGACCAGTGCGGGAAAGGCCCCGCGCAGGTCGTCCACGGTCTTGATCTCGTTTGCCATGTTCGTTACCTCCTTATGGCATTTGTTATTTACAGAGCAGGAGGCGGGAGCTGCCTTGCTGCTTTGTACAAAGTTGGGTGCCTTGTCGAAAGGCAGGTGTGTGTTGACGCTGTTGACGAACAGTAGCCCGTCCCGGTTTTCGATCACCGTTCCGTCCGCCTCGTCCGTCAACTCGTCGATAAAGCCGTTTTCCTTTGCCTGCGCCGCCGTCCACCAGCTTGTCTCGTCCATCCATCCGGCCACCTCGTCCTTATCTCTGCCTGTCTTTTTCGCGTACAGGCCCACGATGCTTTCCCGGATGGCGTTCATCGCCTCGATGTACTTCTGCAATTCCTCGGCGTTGTAGTAGCCGCAAGCGCCCATGCGCACCGGATGCACCATGTAGGTGCTGTCGTTTGCGGCGATCACCTTGCCGCAGTGGCAGGCGACGATGGTTGCCGCGCTGGCACACAGGCCGTCGATCTTCGCCGTCACCGCCGCCGGGTGCTGTTCAAGCTGGTTGCCGATGGCCTGCGCTGCGAACACGTCGCCGCCGCCGCTATTGATGCGCACCGTGATCTCGTCCAGCGCTCCCAGACCGGCCAGCTCCTCCGCAAACTGCTTCGGGGTCGCCTCGTCGCCCCACCAGCTCGTCTGCGAAATGTCGCCGTAAAGCAGCAGCTCTACCTTGTTTCCTGCCTGATTGCAGAATTTCCAGAATTTCTTGTTTTCGGGCATTTCTGTTTTCCTCCTATTCTCCCGCCGTCTGCGCTTTTCCGATCTCGTCCACCTCGCGCTTGCGCTTGGCCTCCGTCACGCGCAGTTTGATGTTGCGGTTGTAGTCCCCGCCGGTCATTTGTGCCGTCTCCTCCTGCGCCGTGCTGAAACCGGCATCCACTCGCTTGATGGCGGCATCCACCTCCTGCACGGGGTTCAGGTTCGTCCGTGCCGGGCCGTTCCACGCGCAGGCCGTGTACGCCTTGCGCCGCGCCGGGTCGGTGAAAAAGCCCGGCGCGTGGATACGCCCACGGGCGACCGCCTCTGCAAACCACTCCTCATAGACCGGCTGGCAAAAATCGTCCGTGAACCAGTCCCGCTGCATACTACAGGTGCGCCAGAACTCGTTGAGTGCGCCGCGAGCCGCCGAATAGCTGGTGGTGAACTGCTTCATCATCACCTCCGGCGGTATCTCCAGCCCCGCGCCGATCAGGCGGATGGTTGCGTTCGTGAAGTCGTCGTACCCGGTGTTTGGGTGCTTCGGGTCTGCAAACTGCACCTCTTCGCCGGGGTTCAGGTCAATGATGGCCCCCGGCCCCAGCTCGATGCTGCTCTGGTCGGCGCTGTCGATCAGCTCCTCCGCCGGTATCATTTCTCCAAACGGTCTGCCGTCCGACGGGTTTTGTGACTTCACAAACACCGTGAACATGGCGCTGATCACCGCCGCCGTGATCTCCGCGTCCGTGTAGCGCCCAAGCTGTTTCATGCTCTCCAGCACGGGGGCCAACAGGGGAACGCCCCGCCGCTGGCCGATGCGCTCGCGGCTCATGATGTGCAGCACGTTCCGCCGCCCGGTTGTATCGCCGTAGGCTTCCACTCTTTGCCACGTCAGCCCCGCCGCGTCCACGGCGCTGTTGCTGCCCAGCGGATGCCGGTTGCATATCCAGTAGGCTGTCACCATACCGTCCGCGTCTGTCTCCACGCCCTGTACGATGCTCTGCACCTCGTAGCCCTGCACGGTACATGGCATCAGCCGGTCAAAACCGTCCGGGCTGCATACCCGGTCTGCCTCGATCAGCCGCACACGCAGGTCATACGGCACTCCCGCCTGATGCTTCATTGGCAGCAGGGCGATGGTGTCGCCGTTCATCAGGTAACTCAAAAAGGCGAGCTGCTGGAGCTGATAGAAGTTGTCCATCCGCTCCGCGTCGCATACCGGCGTGTCCGCCCACAGGGCGAACTCCCGCACGATCTGCGCTTGCAGCTTCTCCGCCGCCGCCTCATCCAGCCCCAGATAGTCGCTGTCGAGCTGCGGTGCTGGCATCAACCCGCCTGCTACAACATTCGTCCGCATGGTTTTCAGCGCCGCCGTGGCCGTTGGGATGCCCATGTAAGCGTCTCGGCTCCGCTGCCGCAGAATGTCGATGTTGTCCTCGATGTCCTCCTTGGCGCTGCCGCCGTGGTACATCCATCCCCTCATGCTCTTTTTCGTCAGGTTGGCTCCGTAGTTGCCGTACCCGCTGTTGATCACGCTCAGCGCGGCTCTCGCCGCCGCCCGCTTCGCCGCGTGGACGGGAGCCACGGTCATGATTGCCCGGTCAAGGATGTTCGGTTTCATCATGCGCTCCCTCCTCATACGTCGCGGGCCACGGCACGATAGGCGCGGTTTCGTCCGCCGTGCTTATCCTCTGCCTCTGCCTCGGCCAGCTTTCCGGCCCAGTATTCCATTTCCTCGCGCACCCGCTTCAAGTCAGCTCGCGTCAGCATACGGCTGCCGATCTGATAGCTCTGGCCGGTGGCGATGGCCTCCTCCGCCGCCAGCCATGTGTTCAGTTTCTTTTGACACATTTCTTTCGTAAAGATTGCCAATTAAATCCCTCCCCGCCTCCGGCGGCCCGCCGGACGTTTTCTGATAGGTTTTGCGATCTCGCCCTCCTGCAAAATGGGGTTAGCGATCTCCAGCGCCGCCGTAGCGTAGTTGCGCAGGTCAAGCGGCTCGTTGCGCTTGTGCTTGCTGTCTTTCAGCTCCCACGCCACAACGCTTCTTCCCTTGCGCCAGCGCACCACCATTTTCTCGGCTGTCAGGCCGATAAAATACTGCTCGTCATAGCCCGCTTCCTCATTGAGCGGGAAGTGGCAATAGTTCGGCCCCTTGGTCTCGTGCCGCAGTCGTTGATACAGCAGTGCCTTTCCCGCGTCCACGCCGATGATGAACAGCGGCGTTTTCACGCGGTTGTTGGTGGTGGGGTTTCGGATATACGGCACATCCGCGCCGCCCTTGCCTTTGATCGACCATATCTTTCGCTCCCACCGTTCCGCCGTGAAGCGGTACACCTGATCTGTGTGGTGGCCGCCGGTGTCGATGCAGGCGCTCATGATGTGCAGCACCGTCCCGTCCTCTTTCTTGAAGCCCCCCAGCAGGAAATTATCGAGGTCTTGCCATACCTGCTCTTTCAGCATATCGCCGTATATCTTCTGGTAGCGGATGCCCCAGCTCTCCTTGCCAACGCCCCAGCCGACCACCTCTACCTCAAAGCGGTCGTCCTGCACGTCCACACCGGCTGTCAGCACCAGCACTCCCTCCGGCACGTCTGCGTCGTACAGCTCCCGCCGGTTCAGCAGTGCGGCATCCTCCACCTGCTCGCCCTGCTCCTCCCACGTTTCGCCCAGCTCCGTGTTCACCCAGACTTTCATGCCCTCCGGGTTTCCTTGATCAAGCTGTTCCTTTGCCACAAGGAATTTCTGCACGATCTCTTTCCATGAGCAGAACGTTGAGGCCAGCGTATTCAGGTGAAATCCCCGCGCCTCCGCGCCGGGGTTCTCCGGCACAAAGCGCCCGCGTTTGCTTGCCTGCTTCCACTGGTATTCTCCGTTCACTACGCCGCAGCGCTCGCACTTATACAGCACCTCGCCCTGCGGGTCGTCCTTGTCAAATACCACGTTGGCCCACACGAGGGGTTGATACTCCCCGCACTCTGGGCATGGCACGTTCCATTCCTCCCGCGTGGACTGGTTGAACTCCGTTTCGATGCGGCTCTGGCCCTTAATGACCGGCGTGGAGACGATCACCGTCTTTTTGTCCCAAAAGGTCGTCTGTCGCTTCTGGGCCAAGGATAGCGGGTCGCCCTCCGTTCCGGCGCTGGCCGGGTAGCGGTCAACCTCGTCCGCCAGCAACACCTTGATGGGACGGCTGGCAAGGCCCGTTGCGCTGTTCGCGCCCACGATGGTGATGTGTCCACCGGGGAAATTCTTCTTCATGATGGTGTTGCCGGAATAGCGGCTTTTCACGTCGATCTTGTCCCGCAGCTCCGGCGTGTCCCGTATCATTGGCGCGAGCCTGTCTTTGGAAAAGGTCTGTCCCATGTCCAGCGTCGGTTGCATCACGAGGATGGGAGCCGGGGCGTAGTCCATGTAGTAGCCCAGCGGATTGAGGATGAAAGCGTCGGTCTTGCCGATCTGCGCCGCGCTCATGATCACCACCTTGCGGATGTGCGGGTCGCCGATTGCGTCCATGATCTCCCGCTGGTATGGTGCCTTGTCCGTGTGCCAGCGCCCCGGCTCCGCGCTGCTCTCCGCCGACAGCACCCGGTATCGGTCTGCCCACTCCGAAAGCGTCAAAGCCGGGGGCGGTTTCAGCACCGCCGCGCACCGTGCCAACAGCTCCAGCGTCGGCTTTGGCAGATCAATGATCTTTCGCTTTTTCATCGCTCTGCTTCCCCTGCGGCCAGTAGCGCTCATATTCTTTTCTCACGCAGCGAGGGAACATACACAGCACCTTGTCCTCGCTGGTCTGCACCCGCCACACGCACCCGCTACATGGGTGTTTCTTTTTCTGCTTCTCCATCGTCCTCACCGTCCTCCGCCGCAAAGGCCACCCGGTAATCGCTCATTTCCTCCAGAATTTCCTCGATGGCCCCTTTCAGCTCGTCGAAGATACCCGTCTGATCTCCGCCCATGGTGGACAGGGTGGGAGAGAGCTTGGCGGGCAGCGCCAGAAAGCGGCTGCGGATGTTCAGGAACACGGACTGGATGCCCCGCTCGATGTCCGCCGTGCGGTGTACCTCACCCCGCCGCAGGTCGTTTTCCATTTCCGCCGCCTCACGCTTTGCCCGCGTCAGCATCATGCGCTCGTTTGTCAGCGTTTCCTTGCCCGCGCCGCCGATGTAGGTGATGTACCGTGCCACTGTTGGCTGTAACTCGTAAAGCCCCGGTCGGGCCTCCACGATCACGCCCTCGTCCCGAAGCTGGCGCACCCGCCGCTCCGTCAGGCATAACCACTGGGCCACTACTTTGCTTGTGTAGAGTGTCATTTCATCTACCGCCCTTCCCCCAGACGAACCGCTGTGAAGATTGCCGCAATCGCCGTGACCAGCATACCCAGCATTTCCAACTGCGTGACTGCCAGAAAGCAGCACACCGCTGTCCATCCAGCTATGACCACCGCCGTCGGCACAATCCCCCACGGATGCGGAACCGCCAGCGCCCCACCCAGCAAAGCCGCAGCCAGCAACACACCGCCCAGCAGGATTGTTAAAATGCTTTCCATTATGCCATCTCCTCTGCGTCCTCTCCATCCGTTTCCGGGTCTGGTACATCCACCGCGCCGGTGGCTCTCATACGCAGCAGCTCCAGCTTTTCCCGCTCCAGCGTCATGCGCTTTTCGCTCTCCTCCAGCGCCCGCAGACTGTCCGCAATCTTGGCGATGCGGCCCTGCACCTTGTATAGCGCCTCCTGCAATTTCAGCACACGGCTGAACGCGCTGTCCTTGCTGTACATTCCCATGCTCTGTAAGGCACCGTCCTGCTTGCCCTTGCCGCGTCCGCCCGGCACCCTCATGTCCATTAGGCTGTTGATGTACAGGCTGTCCTCCGGGGCCGCCTCATACTCCGCGATTTTGGCGAGTATCTTATGCTCCCGGAATTTCAGGATTTGCATTTCATGCTCCAGCGCGGCGCGGCTTCCCAGCGGCGTTTGCTGTACGATCTCCCGCTCCGCGTCCGAGAGCATATCAAAAAAGACGGTGCTGTACGCTCCGTCCTTTTCTGCGTTCTTATTTCCCGCCGGTGCGCCCGCATGGCTTCCGGCAGCGTTTTTCTTTCCTGCGCTGTTTCGGTTTCCCGGTTGACCGCCCCGCCGCTTCTTTGGCAGAGCTTCATCCCACTTGTCCGTTGCTTTCCAATTCCGCAGGGTTTGATAGCTCACCCCCTGCTCCTGCGCCAGCTCCCGCAGGCTTACTTCCTCGCCCGCCGCCTTGCGGGCGATGTATGCAGCCTTGGCGGTGTCGCGCGACTTGCTCCGCTTCGGCATTTCACACCTCCAAATAGCTGTGCGTCCCGCTCGGCCTACGGAAATACCCCGCGTAGGAACGCAGGGCTTCGACCGGCGCAGGACGCACCAATGGCAAAGCCCGCAGCGTTTCCGCCACGGGCTTTATTCCACGGTATGATATTATCACGAAAAACCTGCGGAAGTTGCTAATCCCGAAAAATTTTTTCGGGCTATCCGCCTTAATATCCTCTGACCTCTTTTCTGCTCAAATAGAGAACGTGTGATATGTAGTATTCAAGTGCGCTCCCCGCATCGTGGTTGATCTGTTCCTGTATCTTCCACAGAACTTCTTTTTCATAGTCAAAAAGCCCTGTCAGTCCGGGACATCTTATCGTTTCGTTGCACAGGCTTTCCACATTGTACCTCAATGCCAGCCTATCTTCACATCCTCGCATCAAGCCCGCGATCAGGCAGGCCCGCAGCGTGTCCTTAAAATTCCTCGTGTTCTCCAGTTCCCACATCGGATAGGTTTCTATAAACCTAAACCTGCATCGAGGAATATCATAGTGTGCGAATATAGTATGCTTCTTTCCCGAAGTGTGCGCAAAGCCCCATTTTTTATCAAAGTCTCGGTAGGCTGCAACAGCCCCACCATAGTTCAGATTTCTAAGCGACATTGCGGCGCAACGTATCGCCGCTTCCTCGTCCGCGCGGTACTCCAAGATAACGTTCTTTCCTTTTTCCGTAAGTCGGAACAAACGCCCCCTGTGCTTTCTCCGGTCGATCTTAACGCCGCCGTTAAGCAGCTTTTTGGCGAGTGTGTGCTTGTTCCCGCTTTTTGAAACGCCGTGTTCTTCGGCAAGTTTCTCCATTTCTTCCCTCGTATAAAGCTCCGCCATTTCCTCGCACGGCTCCAGCGGCGCAATCAGCCCACTTTTCCGCAGAGCTGAATAAGCCGTACTCTTTTTCCCAAAGTCAAGATAGGAAATATCCTCATCCGAAAACGGTCTTTTTCTCTCCATGTTAAACAGAAGTATTGCGTACACAAGTCCGCGAGGGTCAGCGTGTCCCTCTCCTGCCAGCGTCTCGAATGTAGGCAGCCCTGCCGGATATAACCATTCCCGCTCGACCGTCATATCTTTTTGGCGGTATTCCTCCGCAGGAGTTCCATATTCGACACCTGCTTTTTGTTCTTCTTTGGCTTTCCCTGTGCCGTTGTTAAATCCGTCCCAGAATGCCCTTACCAACTCCCGCAACACTCCCATGATACGCCGCCCCTCCTCTGCACATTATCCCTCGTCACCGCGTTCTCCGCCTCGGCATATTGTAAATCTTTTCTACTTTTTTCTCTGCTTTCCTATATTTTGTAAATCTTTATTACAAGATTATCCATAAAAAATGGTATTGTCAAGCAGAACAGGAGGGACGGCTTATGAAAATATATGATTACTCCGGGCGGGCCAACATCTCCGGCGACCGAATACATCAGGCACGAACTGCCCAACGCCTATCCCAAGATGTCCTTGCCGCCAAGATGCAGGTCTATGGTGTCGGTCTGGGGCGAGAGGCAATCAGCCGCATTGAGACCGGCGACCGTTTCGTTACCGATTATGAGCTTGCCATCTTCGCCCGCGTCCTCGGTGTTTCCCTCGTATGGCTCACCGGCGATTTGGAACAGAAAGAATAATAGCGGAGCTGCCAACAGACTGTAGGCAGTTCCGCTTTTCTATTTCCCGGTGCGGCATCGTCGTCCCGCTCTCCCTCTGACCATTTTCGTGATGCCACGAAAATGATACCCGCCGTCAGATGCTTCACCGCCGCCGACCTCTGCGCAGCCCGCATCCCCTCGCGCATACGCGAGCGCCCGCCCGTTCCATATATACAGCCGCCCGCCTTTCTCGTCATCAGCCGCCGCATAGGCGGCTTCTTTTTTGCCCAAAACCGCCCCGTTTTCTTCCTCTGTCGCATTTTTGACCCCGCCAACTTTTCCCGCCCCGGCTCCCCGGAAGCGATTTTTTGACCCCTTACCTAAAAAAATTTTGGGCTTCCGAACCCGCAAAGGACGACTGCCGCGCCGCCAGTACCTCGCGCGGGCGCGTTTAGAATTTCGCGCGGGCCTGCGCGTCGTGGTATCTTCGCGGGCGCGGGCGTTTGGTATCTCCTGCGGCCTGCTGGCCTGTGTGGCTGGTGGATGGCTGGCCGCTCTGGCGGCGGATGGCTCGCGCTATGCTGCGCCTGTGCGCCTGCGCGGCATGGTATCTCTGCGCGGGCCTGCGCGTTTAGTATCTCCCGCGCCTGCCCGACTGGCGGCGCTGGCGGATGGCTGGCCGTCCTGCCGACTGCCGGAGCTGGCCGCCGACCTGCCGACCGTCTGCCCGCCGTGCCGACACGCCGCCCCCATCGGAGCCGCCCGACCTGACCGCCTGCCGCCGGTCTGCCGATCTGCCGCCGCGACCGCCTGCCGCGCCGGTCTGCCGATCTGCCGCCGGGCAGGCCGGAGCCGCCGCCGAGGGTATTTACCGCGCCCGGTATCGTCCCCGGATAAGCTAAGCTAATATGCCCCCTATAGTCCCCAACCACGGCGATTTGCACAGAAAACGCCACGGAATTTTGTGCAAAAAAACTTCCCCACGTCCCCCCTAAAGGGGGACTGGGGAACGAAAACAGCCCTATTGACGGCGCAAAAATCCGCCGCTATCATGCAGGGCAAGCGGACGGCCACAGCGACCGCCGCCCAGCGAACCGCCGACCACGGCGACCAGAAAGGGGAGGTGAACATGACCACGCCGAACACAGGCGAATTGCTTGTACAGCAAGCGCAGGAGGCTGAACGGCTCCGGCTCTTGATACTCGCTGACGAGTGCAAGACCATCGAGGAGTTCCGCGAAAAGCTCCGCGAGCGGCTGAACAAGTAAAGCGCCGGGCCACCCCAGCAAGGCACGGCCCGACGCTACACACCCGGCACGGGCAGCGAGTTCGCCGCCGCCCGGCCACGGCTAAAGCATAGCACACCCGCCCGCAGAACGCAAGCCCAGCAGGGCAGGCCGAAAAAATTTCCCCCTACGGGGGAACACCCCAGCCCCGAAAAAAATCCAAAAAAACGCTTGACAAAATACACGGTGCCGTGTTACATTCGAGCCACAGCAAACAACACGACACCGTGTACAGGCCGCCAAGGCCGGAAAGGAAAAACGCCATGACTAACAACGAGATCATTTTTGAGAACGTCCGCGCCAGCTTCACCCCCGCCCAGCTCGCCGAGCTGGTGCAAGCCACTTACACCGCCGAGCAGATCGCCGCCCGCCGCTCCAACGTCACGATCACCGTTGACGAGGGCAGCGCCGCCACCGCCGAGGACATCTTCACCGCCATGCTCGCCGCCGATCAGTTCCACACGTTCGCCGAGTGGAAGCGCATGGGCTACAGCGTGAAAAAGGGTGCAAAGTCCGCCATCACCTGCCAGCTCTGGAAGTACACCGACAAGCCCGGCAAGGCCGCCCGCGAGGCCGCCGAGGCCGCCGGGAAAGACGCGCCGGAGACCGACCCGCATTTCTACATGGCAAAGGCCCATTTGTTCCACGCCTTACAGGTGGAGAAGTCCAAGCGTTGACCCAGCGCAAGCGGATACTTTAGCAGGGCTGCACCGCACAAAGCAACCCAGCCCCAGAAGCAAAACCCAAAAACAAGATCAGGAGGAACACAAGATGAAATTCACAGGACGCTACACCGCCGCCACCGCCAAGGCCCTGAAAGGCTCGCCGCGCCTCGTCTGCCAAGTCACCGAGGACGGCACGATCTACGTATGCAACGGCTTTCTTCTCTGCACCATGAACCCGCCGGAGTACGCCGCCACCGTGCAGGGCTTCACCTGCTGCGAGCCGGGCAACTGGACGATTGACAAGGACGGCAAGCACGAGGACGACACGCACAAGCTCGATCTCGTCAGACTGTACGCCGACACGCTGAAAACCAACGCCGACGCGCAGCCCCTCCAGCGCTCCCCGCTGACCGTGCAGACCCCCAATGCCGCCGCCGTCTGCTACTACAACGCCGCCGCCGATTTCGCCGCGATCTACGACACAAAATTCATCGCCGCGCTGCACCCCGCCGCCCAGCTCCGCGCCGCGTCCGCGATCTCCGCCGCCGTCGCCTATTGCGACAATGAACCGTTCGCCGTGGTCATGCCCATTAAGGCCGAACCCGAAACCGTTCGCGCCGTCCGGGCCTTTTTCACCGAGGCCGCCGAGGACAACGCCAAAACCGGCGATGCTGACAAGCTCCGCGCCGAGCTGGCCCAGTCTCAGGAAGAAGCCGCCGCCCTGCGCGGCGATCTGTACCGCGCCGCCAACGAGATCGACGAGCTGAAAAACAAGCTGGCCGAGCTGCACGAAACCAAGACGGAGCAGCCCGCCGCCGAGGCCGTCGAACCCAAGACCGCCGCCGAGATCATCGCGGCCCGCTGGGCAGAGGTGGACGGCCTGACCGCCACCATCAAGGGCGCGACCACCGCCGCGCCGGTTGTCTGGCTGGCTGGAGACACAAAGCCCCACGAAAAAGAGATCGAAGCCGCCGGGGGCAAGTGGAGCGGCAAGAAGAACGCCTATTATTTCCGCGTCGCATAACAAAACCCAAGCCGAAACGGCCCGCCGGGGCCGTCCGCCGGGAATGGCCGCCCGGCGCTGATGATGGCAGGCCGAACACAAAAACGAGGAGGTACACAAAATGGAGATCATCAAGCAATACCGCGACGGGAACGAGCGTCATGACATCGTTTGCCTTGCAGGTGAAACGCTGTTTGAAAACTGGTATTCCGTGCTGGAGGATAGCTGCTGCCTGCGCCACCCCAGCAGCACCGCCGGATATTTTCACAGTCTCGACGAGGCCGAGACCGCGATGCACAAGCACCGCCCCGCCGCCGTCGAGATTAGCGAGGAGGCTTGACCATGTACGCGCTGGAATACAAGCAGCTTTACATCCCCCGCGAGGCGCTGACCAAAAACCGCTGTTTTCAGGGCTACCGCTGGAAGCAGTACGCCGTATGCGAGGAACGGGAGCCGCTGGAGCAGATCAAAGCCACGAAGAAAAGGCCGGAGGAGTGGCGTGTCGTCCCGCTGGCCGATAGCGTCTGACCCCCCCGCCGCCGGACACCTTCGCGGGCCGCACCGGGCAACAAAGCGACCCGACCCCATAAGCAAGACCCAAATCACAAAACGGAGGTACACAAAATGGCATGGCTTTACATCCCCGCCGAGACAGGCGAACGCATCGAAACCATCTGCAATCAGCACTACAACCCCGGACGCGGCGCGTGTGACTGCCCGCTCTGGCCCGCCTGCAGCTACTCGAACGATCTCACAAAATCCAACGCGGAGAACACCCGCATTTTTGAGCAGGGCATGGCCGCCGCTCTGGCCGCCCTCGACAACGAAAACAGGAGGTAAACAACATGGCATCCATCGAACGCAAGATCAGCGGCACCTTTGCCCCCGTCCCCGGCGGCTACGCCCAGCAGATCAACGAGCAGACAACGCTTTTTGTCCCGGACTTCTCCGCCGCCCGCTACGACCCCAAAACCGGCGAGCTGTTCGGCTACGCCCCGGACTACGCCGCATTAGAGGCAGAAAAGGCCCCCGCCGTGCAGGCCGACAAACCCGGCGAATATGTCTACTGCTACGAAATGCAGCAGGCCCCCACGGGCTGTGACTTTGCCGCCGATCTTTCCTACTACGGCAAGCATTACTTTCTCCGCCCGCTCCGCGACGACCTGCCCCAGCTCCACGGGCGCGGCATCAGCTACGACCAGCAGCGAAACACCTACACGGTCACGTGCCGTGCCTATGACAAGCTGAAAGAGCAATACCGCATCCGCTATGAAACCTGCCTCGACTGACCACAAAACCGGATACCTTGGAGCCGCCGCACCGGACAAAGCGACGGCACCCCATAAGCAAGACCCAAAACAAAACAGGAGGTACACACCATGTACGAACAGACAAGCATGATTGCCCCGCCGCAGGCCGAAGCAAAGCCCGCCGCCCGCTACTACGAGATCAACGAGGACACGGCCCGCAGCGCTCACTACTGCGTCCACATGAGCGACTACCGGCCCGGCAGCGCCACCAACGGCTACCGCGCCGCCGTGGACGAGGCCGCCGCGCTGGTGGAGGCGCGGAAAGCCAAGGTCAGCCCCTACTACCACGACAAGCTCGACGCGCTGCTTGACCGCTACGCCCGCCGCCTTGCTCAATGGACGAACGACTACAACCGCAATCAGGCCAGCTATCCCAGCCAGTTCATTTCCGGCGCGGGCAATTACAACATGAAAAAGCACGAAAAGCAGATGTCCCGTGAGGGCACCCTCTGGAAAGAGTACGACGAGATCAAGGCCATCTTGAACAAGATTGAGGCCGTCGGCACCGGCGCGGTAGACCTTGCCGACCCCCACGCCCGCGAAATGCTCGCCGACCAGCTCCAGAAGCTCCAAAGCAAGCTTGACGAAAGCAAGGCTCTGAACGCCTATTACCGCAAGCACAAATCCTTTGACGGCTTTCCCGGCCTGACCGCCGAGGCCGCCGCCAAGCTCACCGCCGACTTTGCCGACACCTGCCAGCGCTGCCCGTGGGTAAAGCACCCCATCCCCGACTATGAATTGACCAGCCTGCGCGGCAAGATCAAGCGCGTACAAGCCCGTCTTGACGAGCTGGACAAGCGCACGGAGCAGGCCGAGCAACCCGCCGAAAGCACAAAATTCTCCGGCGGCGAGATCGTCCGCAACCTCGAAGCCGACCGCCTCCAGATACTCTTTGACGAGAAGCCCGACGAGGAAACCCGCGCCGCGCTGAAACAAAACGGTTTCCGCTGGTCTCCCCGCTACAGCGCGTGGCAACGCCAGTTGACCCAAAACGCCGAGATCGCCGCCCGCCGCGCCCTCGGCCTGACCGAATAACAAAACCGCCCAGCAAGTTACCAGCAAGTTAAACGCCCGCCCCGGAGGTCACGAGGGCAGAAAGGACACAACATGAACAGCTATCCCAACATCATGTATTTCTTCCATGACGGCAGCACCTACCTCGTCCCGCACTATACAAACGTCTCCGGCCTCGCCGTTATGTTGGACGAAGCGCGACGGGCCGCCTATCTGGATATGACAAAAAGCAGCGCAGATCACGCCGTCTACGCCGTGAAGCATTACGACCCCAAAACCGGCGATGTCGTAAAGGCTGACATTTATGCCCCCGCCGTTCTTCTGAACGAAGCCGAGTTTACCAAGCGCACCGACGCACAGATGCATGAAAGTCCCGGTTGCTATATTCTCGCGCTCCACGCCAGAAAATAACCACAAGCTGACCTATCGGCAAAACGGGGAGAAAGGGGCCTTATGAAAGCCAAACTGAACGATGCGCAGGCTCGCGCATATATCGCGGGCGACCCAAGCGAACCCGCGCAGGAGATCGAGCGCAAGCACATTCTTCATTTGACAGCCTGTTTGCAGGAAGCAGCGGGCCGCCCCGGCATGAACCTTGCTGGCCTGTGTAAAACCGCCGAGCGCTATGTCCAAAACCATCAGTGCACAGAAAACCGGCAGGAGTTAGCCTTGCTGATCGCGGCCCGCGATGCCATTAAAGCCCGCGCCTCCGCCAAAATTGCCCCGTAGACTTTTACACGCCCGCGTGTTATAATGCGACAAAACAAAACCGAACAGGGAGGCAGACCATGAACGAAGTCCCCGAAGTATTCCCCGCGTACCGCCTCGTCGCCGAATTTGCCGACGGCCAGCGCCTCACCTTTGACGGCCTCACCGAGCAGCAGGCACAAGACCGTATGGAGGCGGCGCAGGCCCAACACGGCGATATATGCTGGTATGACGGCGTGACCGATCAGCACTACGAAAACGGAAAATATTACAAGCTCACCCCGCAGCCGCCGGAGATCATCGTGATCGACCTGACAGACTGCCCCGACGAGCCGGAAAAGGAGGATTGACCATGCCCATACCCGAAAGCAAGCGCCGCAACAACGATATTTACAACGCCAAATGTGACCGCATCAGCGCCCGCCCCATTAAGCCCATCGGCAACGCCATCCGCGCCGCTGCCAAAGCCGCCGGGCAGAGCGTACAGGCGTATGTGCTGCAAGCCTGCGAAGAACGCATGAAGCGCGAGGGCCGACCGCTGGAGCTTGACAGCCCCGCCGACGAATAACACAAATCCGACGTGCTATCGTGCAGAACAAAACCCCGGCAGACCGTACTAAAACGGCCCGCCGGGGCATTTTTATCTTCTCTTGCTGCTGTACAGGTATCTGCACCGCCGCCGGAGCGCTTTTCGCCTCGCTCTCCGCACAAAAAGCCACCTCACGCCCTCCACCAGCTTTTCCACAAAATCCACGGTCTTTTCCTCCCATTCGCAAATTGTTTTTCCAGCGCCGCCCCGACGATCACGGAAACCATTTCGCGCCACGCGCGAAGTCTCGAAAAACTTGTTCCTATAAGGCTGGTTTTCCTGTTCCGCCGCCTCTGTGTTCCGGCGCAAGATCAGGCGGCAAAGCAGCCCTTACTCAGCCCCGCCGGACAGGCCAAAATTTTTTGCCGCTTATTATGTACGCGCGCGCGACGCGCGACGGGCCAGCGCCCCCGCTTCCGGCAGCTCCTCCAGCACCTCGCCCAGCCGCTCCATGGCCCTTGTGTGCCAATCACGGGCCGTGCTGTCCGCCGTCCCCATCCTCGCGCTGATCTTCGCCCAACTGTACCCACGCACATAGCGCATCACAATGACCTCTTTGTACTTACCGTTCAGCGCGTCCAGACAGGCGCGAATACAGGCTTCATCCCCGGACAAAACCCGCTCCGCCTCCGCAATCTCCGCCAGCCGCTCGCTCACGCCGTTTTCCAGCGCCCGCAGCCCGCTTTCCTCCGTCGGCTTTCCCGGCGACGAACCGCGCGGCATCCCGTCACACGCCAGCCCTCGCAGTCCGTAATAATTGCCCTCCAATTCCGCCCGCTCCTGCCGCAGCAGGCGCAGCATCCCCGGAATTGCCTTGTAGTACAGGGCTATGTGCTTCACGCTGCCATACCGCATCCGTCGCCTCCTGTTCTTGGCTCTGCGCCAAATCTCCTTGCCTGTGGTGTCAATCCAACGTTTTCCCGAAGATCGGCTCTTTCGCGTCGCTCTCGTCCACATCCACCGGCTCGCCGAGAATGTCTGTCATGCGCCGGGCCAGCATATTGTAGCCGAACCAGTCCCCGCCCTCGGCCCACTCGTTGAACTGCCGGAATACGTCCTCCGTGGCGCGGACGGTCTCATTCAGCCGCTCCACGCCAAAGCCGAGGGCCTGACGCGCCCCCAGCGCATAGCATTTCACAACGATCTCCGCCGCTTCCCGCCGTTCGCCCAGCAAGGCCCAATCCCGGTTGCTTTTCGGTGCTTTTGACGCGGGCAGCACAAAACGTTCCGTCAGCAGGCCCTCCAGCTCCTCGTTCAGCTTCTTTTTCGCCCGCTCCATGCCCACGCCGCGCTTGTTGACGGCAAACCGCTCCAGCGCGCCGTTTGCGGCGTTGATCACGCGGTCAAGCCGGTCTTTCCCGATGCCGTAGCGGTCATGCAGCGCAACCATGAAGCACAAAGAGATCACATGGCCCGCCGCCTCCCGGTTTTTCTCCACCCGCTCGCTCTCCGGCGCTTTCCCCCGCAGATAGCGCGTCTGCGCCTGACGGGCCGCGTTGGTGCCAAAATGCGCCGGGATATGCTTATTTCTCCTCATGCACCGCCTCCAGTTTCCCGCAGAACCGCCCGCACATGGGGCAGAACTCCGCGCACAGCACATTCAGCCCGCCGCCCCGCGCCGTGCTGTCCATCACAAGGCGTGGCCTGCCGTCCTCGCCGTATTCCAGCCAGAACGCCGTGCCGTCCACGGTTTCCAGCTTCTGGTGCCGCTGGCACAGGCCGCACACGGGCATTTCCTCCCGCTTCTGCTCCCTGTCCTCGAACCACGCCAGCTTTGCAAGGGCCACCTCGTAGCCCCTGCTGGAATACACGCGCCCGTCGTTGTCGTAGTGCGTCAGCCGTTTTTCCCACATGATGATACCTCCTCCGCCAGCTCCCGCCAGCGTTTGATTTCTTCCTTGTCCTCCGCCGTGATGATCTCTGTGAATTTCCAGCCCGCCGGGCGGGCGATCAGCTCCAGAAACACCCGCCGCCGCACAGGATAATCCCGCTGCATCCGCCGGACAAACTTGCTCTTGATCTCCACGATCTCCACGGTGCCGTCGGCATAGGTCAGCCGGAAATCCGCCGTGTACTGAACGCTCCGCAGCTTCACGCCGTTGTATTCCCCCGCCGGGAACAACAGAAAGCACGGGTGCGCTTCCCACTTCACGATCTCCCCGCGTCCTACTTTTGGCGCGACGGTGCCAACGTAGTATTCATACTCGCCCCGACTGTCAAATTTCAGCCCGGACATGGCAGCGGCACGGGCCGCCGCCGTCACGGTGTCGCCCCGCTTTTTCCCGCGCCCGGCAAGCTGTGCCTCTGCCTGCGCCCGGTAACGCGGCGGCAGATCGGATAGCTCCAGCCGGTACGCCATTCACAGCACCTCTTCGTTCTTTTCTCTCTGCGTCGCTATCATGTCCGCGTAATGCAGCTCCAGCACAAGCGGCGTTCTTTCCATGGCGGCATTCAGCGCACGGCTCCCTCCACGGAAAGCATCGTCATACGCGCCCATGTGCCAGCGGATGGCAAGGGCCTCGTCGTCCGTCAGCTCCATGTGCTTCATCACGAGATAGACAGACTTCTCCCCATGTCCCATGGGCATCTGATCTTTCACGGTATAGTCAGGATATTCCCCGGCATAGTAGTTCGCCTTGCACACGTCATGCAACAGCGCCACGATGGTCTGTGTCTGCAGCGAATACAGACCGCGCAGATTGAAATTCCCCAGCAGGGCATAATACACATTCAGGCTGTGCTTCACCAGCCCGCCGGGATAGGCCCCGTGAAACCGTGTGCTGGCCGGAGCCGTGAAGAAGTCCGTGCTTTTCAGCCACTCCAGCAACTTGTCCGCGCCCGGCCTCACCACCTGTGACAGAAAAATTTGCTCGAAGCGTTCGGCATCGTTCATTTTCATTTCCTCCTTGGTCGATATATATTTCCTCGCCCGTGCCAGCACTCGGCGCGGCGCAAGATCACAACGGTATGCCGCTGCCCGGCGTTGCTCACCTTGGTTTCCACGCGGTTGAGCGTGTAGCCGGGGTATTTCTGTTCCCAGAACGCAGCGTCGTCTATGTACACGGTGCTGGCCTCCTCCAGCTTTTTGCGGCTCCACTTGGTATCGTTGGGCGGCGGTGTCTTGGGCTTTTCCAGTCCACGGCTCTGCCGCCAGCTTCGGGCGCACCGTTTGTTCTTGTTGATATATTTTACAAGGCCCTCCACGCTTCCGTGGTCAACGGTGAGATATTCCCCTCGTGTTAGGCCAATGCTGTTTCCGTTCTTATCGCTCCATAGCTCCTCCAGCACGTCACGGGTCAGTCCCTCTGTGTGCTGGATGATCGCGTGGTGATGATGGCGGCCACAGATCGTCCCGTCTGCCATCACCGTTGTGTATTCCGTGGCGGCTACCCACTTCGGGCGCTCCACGCCGTTCTTATCGCACCAGCGATACACCCGCTTGATGTAATTCGTCCAGTCCATATCCGCCCGCTTGGTGTCTCCCGGCGCTGGCAGATGATCGTCGTCATAGGTTCCCGTCCATGAGAAGTCGCCCTTTCCGAAGTTGGCGTTTACAAGCTGCACATGGTATCTCTTGGAGCGGTTGTCGTTGTAGGTCTGCTGGGCGAGGGTACAGGCTTCTTTCTTCTTTGCTCTCCGGCTCGCCTTGTGCTGCTTTGGTGTCACGGGGTACAGATCAACCTCCATGTACCCCGCCGTGGCGTAGTCCTTGCCGCAGATATGCTTTTGTTCCCGATAATACAGGCTCATGCGGCCACGCCTCCCTTGTTTTTGCGTGTATGCGCCGTCACCGGCTTGCATACGGGCCATTTCAACAGTCGTATGCCGTCAGGCACACCCCTGTTTCATGGCTTGTCCCTTAACTTACTGCTGGTATACCAGCCCATTGCGGCCCCTCGGCCGCAGCAGAAATTCTCTCCGGCACCGCCGGAAACAGGTCTCGCTTCAACCGGCAAGGCCGCGCCGCTCTCACGGCGCGACCGCATCCGGTCGTCAGATTGTCGTTGTCTCCGTCAAGATCGGTGCGAGCATCTTTTCTCTCGCCGCCTCGTAGAAACTCTTGTCCACCTCGAACCCGTAGGCGCTGCGCCCCAGCTCGTAGGCGGCGCGTAATGTGGTGCCGCTCCCGGCCACCGGGTCGATCACCACGTCGCCGGGGTCTGTGAACACTTCGATCAGGCGTTTCAATACGCCCACCGGCTTTTGCGTGGGATGTATCTTCGGGTACTCCTTTCGGCTGTCCCGCTCCCAACGGAACCAGTCAAAAACCATGTGCTTTCCGCCGTCCTCGCCGACGTTGCGGAACTTCGGCAGCTTGTCCCGGTAGAGGACGACCGCAAATTCCGTCGCGCCCACGATCTTCATGTTGGCTTTTAATACCTGCGCGGAATAGTTCTTGCAGAAAAATAGCGGATAGCTTTTTGCAAATCCGTACCGCTTTCCGTACTCGATCACGGTCTGCATCTGCTCAAAGGCGCAGAACACGATCATGGCCGGGGCCTGTCCCTTTTCCTTTGGCTCTTTCTTCAACAGCCTGTTGCAGAAGTGCATATACTCCGCGATCTTGAACGTACCGTCCGTGTGGAAAAAGCTCTGCTTTGCCAGCTTGCTTTCCCCGTTCTTGTTGTCGCCGCCCTGATACCACATGGGATTGCTGGCATAGGCATCCGCGCCGATGTTGTATGGGATGTCCGCGATTACAAGCTGGGCTTTCGGCACATTGTACCGCTTGAAATTCTGGAAATTATCGTGGTATAGCTCACATTTCATATCGTTTTCTCCCTGCGCCGCCGCATCCGGTAGCACAGCTTCCCGCACCTGCGGCAGACGATGTAATTTGTGTGATACTTCCCGCCGTGCCGGTCGCTCCGGCGGCGTGTGACCTCTATGTATTCCGTCTTGCACGGGCTGTGCAGTCCCAAGCGGCAAAGCAGCGGCTTCATCGTCCGTCACCTCTGATTTTCCGCTCAAACTGCTCGATTTCTCTCACGAGAAGCAAGCAGAGCCACGCCAGCACAACACCGTCAACCCTGCTTTCATGCACGATGCCCTCAAAGACGCATTCTGCGCCAATCCAGCACAGGTCGAGCATCACATACAGGAACAGAAACAGCAGCCCCTTTGCCGCCGCGTTCAGAATACGCTCTGTTGTTCTCCCGCTCATTCCGTCTCCTCGCTTTCCAGATGCAGCAGTTGTTGGAGCTGCTTCCAGATGCGCAGCGTCCGCTTATCCGTCTTATTGATACACGCCTCGATCAACCGCAGGCGATACAAGATGTCCTCCCTGTCCTGTCGTTTCCCGATCTCGACCTGTCGTGCGAGCTTCGTATAAGCGGCTTTTCGCGCATCCTCTGTTCTGTACCACACGCCCAGCTCTTTCCCGCCGGACAGGCCCAAGAACAGCCCATATTGCGCATCCCCGCCGCCTCTCCTCGTTTCGATGTACGCAACCTGATCGGGTGGCACAAGATAGTAGCCCTCGAAGTCGATCATTCCGCACCTTCCATCAGAAACACCATCTTTTTCCCCACATACTCGCACCAATGCTTTTCAAGCTGTGCGCCGGGGCTGTCCTCCCAATCCGGCAGGAACACCGCTGTGTCGGCGCTCTCCAGCATGGCAAAGCAGATGCGCATATAGTCCGCCTTTTTCAGCCCCTCCGGCGTGACCGCCGGTGAAATGACCGTCACACCAGCCCGCTCCTCCAGCTTCTTCGCCGCCGCCGCGAATTTCTCCCTGTAGTTCTGGTCTCCCGTGATCTTCCCGGCCAGATACACTTTCATTCCCGCTCGCCTCCCAACTCCTCCATCTGCTTCCGCTTCCAGTTCGCAACGTACTGCTTCACGCTCCCGTCAAAGCCTGTGCATAGAAATACATTATGCACCGCTTTTCCCTCATGGGCGCAGTCAGAGCAGTTTAAGCCGTTGTTGCACGGCGTTTCGCAGAACTGACACATACAGTTGTCATTGTCGAACGGACACGGATTGACCGCTTCCACGATGATCTCCCGCCCGCAGCCGGGGCAGAAGTGCCAGCCGTTTTCCGTCGGCCCGTCCGCCTCGAAATTCTCGATGTACCCACACGCCCGGCACCGCCAAGCGTCATGCTCCCGGTCTACGCACTCATATACCGCGCTTTTCTCGCTCATGGTTTATCCCTCCAGAATTTTCTTTACGGCGCGGAGCTGTTCGATGGTATAGCGGCCTATTTTGTCCCAGCCAGCGGCAACCCGCACCCACTCTTTCAGTTCCTCACGTTCTTGGTACTCGCGTACAGCATCCTCCGACGGAAACAAGAGACGCGGTGAGCCATACTCTGTTTCCTCAATGAGATACGGCATATCCCTGTTGTGCGCTTCCCGAAACCGTTCTCCCCATCTTCCGCTGATGGTTACATACTTTCGGCCCACCTTTGCGACCTCCGCTTTTGCTGCGGAGAATTTATCTCTTGGTCGCCGTGCGTCTCCAACGATGTACACGGTCTGTCTCGACTTAAAAGACTTAATATCCATGGCATACCCTCATACGTTCACATATCGGTTTTGGCAGTTCACATTGTTGCAGAAGCGCTCGCGTCCGATCTCCCGCAGGCGATGCCCACAATACTGGCAATAGTCGCCCTGCTGTCGCCGTGGTTCTTCCTCTGCGTGTGTCCCGCAGTATCTCATGCGGTTCATCAGACATATCACGGAGCCGGGCTGCACCACCGCCGCGCAAACACTTTTCGCTTTGCAGTTGTAGCAATCCATCACTCCACCTCCGCTATTCTTCTGGCGGCCATTTCTACATACGAGGGATTGATCTCACATCCCATAAAACCGCGCCCCATGCGTTTGGCCACCACGCCTGCTGTGCCGCTGCCCGCAAATGGGTCAAGTACAACGCCGCCCTCTGGGCAGCCCGCTAAAATACACGGCTCGATCAGCTTTTCCGGGAATGTGGCGAAGTGTGCGCCGCGAAATCCGTTTGTGCTTACGCTCCAGACGCTCCGCTTGTTCCTGCGTCCCGTCTTGTTTTTACTGTTCCCGTGGCTCTCACGCTCCACCTGTGCGCTGTTGTCGTGAGATCGACCGCCGGTATAGGCTCCGCCGCCGCGAAACGTCCTTGCGTTTCCTTTGGCCGATGTGACTGGTTCGCTGATTGCCGCCGCGTTGAAATAATAGTGCGCTGACTTTGACAGCAGGAAGATGTACTCATGTGACCTCGTGCATCGGTCATTTACGCTCTCCGGCATACAGTTCGGCTTCTGCCAAATGATGTCTTGCCGCAAATACCAACCGTCTGCGCGGAGGGCAAATGCCAACTGCCAAGGTATGCCGATCAGGTCTTTTTTCTTGTACCCCTGCGGTACGCGCTTTGCTGTGTGTCCGCAGGAATTGCGGGTGTTCGTCGGCGGCTGGCTCCCCGAATTGGTAGCATAGCTATCGCCCACGTTCACCCACAGCGTTCCATTCGGATGCAGCACCCGCCGGACTTCACGGAAAACAGCGACAAGCGCCTGCAGGTATTCCTCCACGCTGCCCTCGTTTCCGATCTGCCCCTCCACTCCGTAATCTCGCAAATTATAGTAGGGCGGGGAGGTCACGCAGGTATGTACGCTTTCTGGCGGCAGCGTCCGCAGCAGCTCCAGCGCGTCGCCTTGCAGAATAGTGCAGTTCATCACTCTGCCTCCGCGTCCCAGTCAATCGCCTGTCCGCATTGCCCGCAGAAGCGGCAGCGGTTCCCGTCCTCGTTGTGCAGGTATTCGCCGCTCCCGCAGGACGGGCAGGCCAGTACACCCGCGTCCCCGTCAGGGTATGGGCTTTCCGGCACACGCCGCCGCAGCGCCTCCACGCCCATCCGGCAAGCCTCGTTCACCGGTTCAAGGCTCTCATACGCCTCCCGGTGTTCCGGGTCTAAAATCTCAATGGCCCGTTCATTCTCCATCTTTTGTCTCCTCCATCGCTTCGGCCTCAAACCGCTGCTCCAGTTCAAACACGCCGCGCGGCAAGCCGTTGTACCATCCTTTCATCGGTCTGTCGATCTTCCGTTGCAGGTCTTTCAGCCGTTCCCAGTATTCCGGGAGATAGCTGTACACGTTCCGCAGCTCCCGCAGGTTCTTGTTGCAGCAGCACCAGCAGGAAACGCGGTCTAAAATATCATATAGCCTTACGCCGCTTTCCTCCCAGAAAAAGCCGCTTTCATAACAGCGGGCAAGAGCGGCGGCTTCCGTCACGCCCCACTCCGCCAACGGATGCAGCTTGTATGGCTTTTTCTTTTTTGCCAAGCGCGGCGTTTCGTCCGTTGCAATCCCAATATAGACCTCCGCACCCAGCGCCTCTGCATACCTGTCTATGGCTTTCAGTTTCTCCGTGGTTCCCCATCGGCACAGGCCGCCGCACCAGCCATATCCTCTGTGTGCGCCCTTTTGTCTGCTCTGTACCGGCCTTTCCAGCATATCGAACAGGAACGGGTTTTCCGGTTCCAGCCTTGTGTACTTGATGCCCAGCCTCTCCAGCTCCGGAAACATCCTGTCCTGCGTGTCGTAGATCGCCTGAAACTCCATGCCCGTGTCGTAGAAAACTACCTCGTCCAGCGGCCAACTCTTTTCAATCAGCAGCAACAGCATGGCAAGGCTGTCCTTGCCCCAACTGACGCTTGCGATGTGCCACTTCGCCGCGCCCCGTTCATTCTCCATCTTCCACACCCTCCATGCCGATCTGCCCCGCGTCCTCCGCGTCGTCCTCGGCCTCCTCGATAACCGCCTCCCGGCGCTCCTTATCCTTGTAGAACTGCTCCATGCAGAGCGCCTGAAATTCCGCAAGATCGTTGATGTACTCCTCTTTCAGAATGTTCATGGGCATGATGGCTGCCAACACATCCATGCCGTCATGTACCACAAGATACCGCTGTCCCGCTTCGGTCTGCCGCGCCGTGTAATAGATGTATTCGCTTTTCTTGATCTCCTCCGCCAGCGGCGCAAGATACGCCTCGTTGTAGAAGATCAGCTCGCCGTCCACCTTGCAGCGGCAGGCGGAACACCATAGCCCGTTGGGAGCCGCCGCCACTTTCAGCTTCTCTGTGTCCTGCTCGCCCTGCGCATACGGCGCAAGGTTCAGTCCCAGCACATTGCTGACGCTCTCCGGCCAGTCCTCGGTCAGATACACCTTTTTCCATGCGTCCGCCGTCATGTCCAACACCGTGCGCACCTGCTCGCTGCCCTCCATGTCCGGCAGCTCCGTCGCCCGGTAGATTGCCGTGCCGGTAGATAGCCAAATCCCGCTGCCCGCCACATGGAGTACGGCGCACCGGCCTCCGTTCTTGACCAAGTTTGCAAATTTCGATAGCTTCATTCCCGCCGCCTCCTTTACCCGAACAGATACAGAATACAGAATTTCAGCAGGGCAGGCCCGGCCAGCGCCAGCGCCAGCCCCCAAATCACCATCAGCGCAAGCAGCAGCATCGCGCCCAAGCCATACAGAATATCTTTCATCGCTTTCCACCTCTCACGCCGATGGTCACATAGGCGGTGCCTTTCCCGTTCAGCTCCATATCCACGGGTGCCTTGCAGTCCAAGCAGCTATGGGTGATGGTCTCCGTCTCCGCATTGGTCTTGTAGCGGAACGACTTACCACACTTACAGTGCATGAACATGGGCCGCAGACCCTCCAGCGTCGTTTCGTGTCCGCACTCCTGACACCGGAAGCTGTACGTTTCCCGCTTCGCGCAGAACGCCTTGACCGCGCCGCACTCCTCGCACACCACCAGCAGAAAGCCCTTGTATGGCCCCTGCGTCCTGTCGTCCTCCGCCGTGGCCCAGCTCTCCCGCTCGCCGAACATTCGCTCCACGCGGCTGTTCCGCTCCGGCTTGTTCCGTTCCGCCGTGCCGCCGGTATGTACCTGCTCGCCGGTGCTGCCAAAGCCGCCGCGATCACGGTTGCCCAAGCTCTCCACCTGCACAAACTCCATATCCGGCGCTTTCTCCACAAGGCGGAACTGGCAGATGCGCGTTCCTTTCGGAATGTGCGTTCCCTCTTTCCGCAGGCACAGCGCCGGATAGCCCCACACATCGCCGTCACCGCAATAGTCATTCTCGATCACGCCCATGCTGTTCGCCAGCAGGATGCCCCACTTGCCAAAGGTCGAGGAGCGGGGAACAACGTGCGCATAGTAACCCGCCGGTATCTCAATGGAAACACCCAAGGAAATGATCTTGTACTCCAGAAAGTCCAGCGCGACATCCTCTGCTGTGCAAAGGTCTATCCATTCGCCGTGAACCTCCGGCAAGGCGTTTCCATGGGTGTTGATTTTCACTTTCATATTCAGTTCCTCCCGCAAAATTCTTTTGGCATAACCACCGCCGTGCCGTCCGACACGGCCCATACCTCCGCGTCCCGTATGTCCGTCCACTCACAGCCCCAGTATTCCGCCGCGTTCAGCAGTGCGGAGTAGTTCGACCGGTGCGGCACCACCACAGCCCCGTATTTCGGATGCACTACCCGCGCCCTGCCTCTGACCCGCCAGCGTTCCTCACGCGCCCGCCGGACGCTTTTCTGGTAACTGTCGCGGTCAAAATACATCTTCGTCCCGCTCCCGCCGCAGCCATTCCGCGTCCTTTTCCTGCCCGTAGAACGCATGGCCCAGCCATCCGCCCAACAGCATCAGACTGAGACCGGCAAGCCCGCCGAGGAAGATCACCGTCAAATCCTCCGCACCGCCTATTACCATCAAAAGCAGGAAGCCAAGCAGCATCATGGCCGCGCCGATGTTCTCCCGTACTCGCACCAGCTTCCGTCGCTGTGCTTCCGTCCGGCTCCGCCGGGAACGACGCTCGACTGTCAGGCCGCCGCGCTTCATTTCACAGTATGCCGTCCTCATGGCTTGTCCCTCCGCTTACTCTGCGGCAGCGCGGGCCGTCCTGCGCCGCCTGTAGTTGTTGATGATCTCCTGCTGTGCCAGTTCTGCGCTGTAACCGATGCGCCCGTTGCTGTCCATTTCCCCGGTGTCTCCCCGTTTCAGTTCGTTATATACGGTAGACCGATGCACTTTCAGCTTCGCGGCGATTTCCTCAACGCCGCGTCCCTTGTTGTAAAGTGCCTCCAGCTCTGCGCGGTCTTTCAGCGTCAAATGTCTCTTGCCCAAGCCGCTCGCCTCCTCCTTTTCCATGTAAATAGATAAAAAAATAAATGCGGGAAAACTCTTTTCGAGTTCTCTCGCATTTATTCTAAATATTCAGCAGGCAAAAGTCAAGCATTAAATGCGCACAATTTTTCACTTCTTGTTTTGTCTAATTTTGACAAGCCAACATGGCCGCCGTCATGTCCCATGGTCGGCAGCCTGCGTGTTTTCCTGTTCTGTTCCCCGTGTTCCGCTCCACTCACATCCTCTCCCTTTGATTGTCCTCTGTGCTGGTTTCTTCCTGTTACGCGATCAGCCCGATCTCCCGCAGGCACTCCCGGAACATGACCTCGCTGCTCTTGTACCCTAAGATTTTTCGAGGATAGTTGTTAATCCATTCCTCCGTGGCCGCGATCTCCGCCGCGCTGACCTTGGAGAAATCTGTGCCTTTCGGATGCCGCCGCCTGATCATGCTGTTGGCGTTCTCGTTGCTCCCCCGTTCCCACGAGGAATACGGATGGCAGTAGTATACCTTGGTGCGCGGGATGGTCTTATTGACGGCGCTCCGCTCCAGCACCTCCGCCGCCGAAAATTCCGAGCCGTTGTCAAAGGTGATGCTTTTGAAGATTGCCCTGAACCGTCTGGCACCGCATTTCCGCTCCAGCGCATCCAGCGCCTTGACCACGGTTTCCGCCTTTCTGTTCGGTATTCCTATAATGATGTCTTTTCGCGTCTTGCGCTCATTCAGGGTCAGCAGGGCGCTGGTGGTCTTGCACTTGCCCTTTCCGCTGTACACGGTGTCGCCCTCCCAATGCCCGAACTCCTCGCGGCTCTCCACCTCCGGCGGGCGTTGCTCAATGCTCTCACCCGCAGAGGCCCGCGCCTGATCTTTCTTGGTCTTGACCTTTTTGTATTTCTGCTTCACCTTGCCCCGGCGCGGCAAATCCACCTGTGTGATGTGGAGAAAGAGACCCTTTTTGATGTAGCTGTAGATCGTCGTCACGGAAACAGAGGTCTCGAATGTCCGCCCCTCCAGCATTGCATATCCAAGGACAGCGGCAGGGCTGCACTCCCGCTCCGTGATTGTTGTCTCAATGTAGTTTGCCAGCTCGTGATCTTTTCCGATCTTCAAGTCCGGCCCTTTCTCCCGCAGATTGCTTTGGTATCGCGCCTCCGCGATGTCCGGGCTGTACGCCGTCACCATTTCCCACGTCTCCCCGTCCAGCCGCTCATACTCCCCGCGCTTCAACTCCCGGTAGATGGTGGAAACGTGGACGCGCAGCTTCTCCGCGATCTGTGGCGGCTTCAAGCCCCTGCGCTGCCACTTCTCAATGCGCAGCCTGTCGTTCTTGGTCAGATGCTTAAATGTTCGTCCTCCGGTCTGCACCGTAAAGCCTCCTCTCTCGCTCACCCGCGCAGGGCGGTGTCGGCGTTCCTGTTCCGCTCTGTCGCTTTTTGTCTTATTATGATACCCACAAAACCAGCATTGTGCAACAGCATTTTTTCGGCGTATGCGCACAAAAAATCCCCCGGCTGCTATATCTATGAGTATAGCAGCCGGGGGTAATTTCAGTTATTCAGTTCCTTTTCCCCATCCGTCTTTCCGGGGTTGTCCTCCACAAAGATGCCGCCCAGCGTACCGATAGTGCTGTCAACCGCGATGTCCAGTTCCTTAACCGCCGCCTCGATCATGGCCTTTACCTCCGCCGTGACCTTAATTCCCTTTGCTTCAAGCATCTGCACCACATAATCGTACTTCGGGATGGGCAGCGCACCGGCCTCGCGCTGCTTCTCCGCCGCCTTGACCAGAACGGTGACAATGCCGTACAGGCGCTTGTCTTTCAGCCAAGGGATGCCGGTCTTGATCAGCCACGGAACGGCCACGCCGGTGAAGAACAGGCCGAGGATGGCAAAAATGGCCTCAATGACAATGTTGATGATGTCGGGAATGATCTGTGTCATGGTGTGTACCTCCTTACACTTTCGTCAGATATTTCTTGTCCACGTTTCCTGTGATTGCGCCGCTTTTCAGCGTGGAAACTGAAATGCGGTCGCCGCTGATTGCCCGGACATACAGCTTTGCGCTGTACACCCACGAGGAGAATTTGCGCGTGGTGCCGTAGACTGTGGCGGCCTTGTCCATCGTCACCTGATCGCCCACGGCCAGCGCCGCCGCTTCGGTCTTGATGTCCGCCGCGTCCACCCAGCCGTACACGGTGCTTCCGCCGCCGCTCACGGCGACAAGGTGATACGGATGCCTGCTCACAAGCGGCTGGTACACCTGCGTCACCTTGGCCTTGCCCGGCTTGCACGGTTTGCCCACGGTGCTGTTTGCGTTGGTGTAGTGCCTCTCGCCGGTGAATGTCACGATGTCGCCCACCTTGCACCCGCCGCCCTTGGCCGGTGCAGCGTCCGCCGCAGTCCCGCCGCCGGTCGCCTCCTTTCCGCCGTACTTCGGTACGCCGTAGCCGCGAATGTACCGTCCGTTCACAGAAATGGTGCGGCGCTTCACGCTGTCGGAGTAGTTGCCCTCAATGACGGTGATGCTTGTCCCGCTGACCTTTTCCACGATGCCCACATGATCGGCGCTGCCGGTGCAGTCTCCCACGCCGCTGTCCTGCCAGTCGTAGAAAATATAGTCGCCGGGCTTCGGCACATAAGCGTCGTCCTCCTGCCAGCTCCCCAGCTTCTTGAACAGCTCGATGTGCTTTCCGCAGCCGCACTCCGTCGGGATGATGTCGGTCATTCTCGCCGCGATGGCTACGGCGCTTGCGAACGTGCTGCACCATGCGTCCGTGTACTTCACGGCGTAGCCACGGGCCAGCGGCTTGTGACTGTTGTACAGGTCGATGATCTTCCTGTGGCTCCCGTCGCTCTCTTTGCATCCGATGTAGCTCTGTGCGATGCTCACGATCTTCTGCCGCTGTTCCTGTTCCGTCATGGGCTTTCCTCCGCTTCCTGCGGCGCTCCCTGCCGCATACTTGTCGTAATACTTCTGGCCGAACGCAGCTCGCCGGGCCTGCGCCGCCTCGCTCTGATCTGCCGGGCGCTCAAATTTCAGCAGCACCGCGTCCGATGCTGCCCGGACGCTTCCAGCCGTTTTCAGCACGGCCAGCACCGCCTTATAGCCCTCCCGCAGCTCTTTCATCAGGAAATCAAGCTGCATTTCCAGATCGCCGATGCTCTTTCGGCAGCATTGGGCATAGTCCAGCAGCTCTGCCTTGCGGGAGCAGTATGTCCATTGAGCAAGGCCATAGCCCGCCTTATCCGTTGCGAAGAACTGATACTTGCCGCTGTCCACCGCCGCCGTATAGCTTGCGTCGGTCACGCCAAGCCTCTTTTCGTATAGGTTCTCCACGTTGTTCGGGATAAGGCCGCTCTCCGCATACAGGTTTCCCATCAGACCGGCGGTGCCAAAGTCGTTCAGCCCCGCTCCTTTCAGATAATTCCAGATTTTCTCCTCGTTGTTCTTTCCTGCCAGCATGATCTATCCCTCCTCACGGTTCCTCTGTCTACTGTGCAATCCGTTCCGCCTCCTCCTTTTCCCGTCTCATGTCCGCAAGCTGCCACCGCCTGTCCTGCTTCTTCTCCTTGGTGGTCTTTATCCAGCCGAGGATGCCGCACTCGCCGCCCAGCGTGGCGAACACGCAGGTGATCAGCGTATCCGGCACGGAGCCGTACACGGTAAACAGCGCGATCATGGCTATCGTGAATACCGTCAGACACAAAAAGACGATCAGCAGAATAAAGTCCATGGTTCCCATGCGCTTCTTCCGGCCTTTCGTCTTTGTCTGCGTTCGCTTTCCCGCCATGTCAGTCCTCCTTGATGTGCGGATGCGCGTTTTTATTCAGGTGCTTATTCAGTTTGTCCAGCGCATCCTTGCACGGCCCGTTGCACCCCTGCTCCACAAGCCCCTGCAGCGCGCCGCGCAGGCCATAGCAGATAAGCGTCTGCTCCTCCTGAATGGCGTTGATGAACTCGCTCTGCTTTTTGTTGCTCTCAATGACCTTGTACACGGAAACAATAGCGGCGACCAGCGCTCCGATTGCTCCCAAAAGGCTGGCCGCCTTAATGATGGTGTCCGCGTCGATGTACATTTTCCTGTCCTCCTGCTTTCACTCCGGCCATTCGTCCCAGCCGATGGCCCTGCGGTATGCCTCGTCGGCCTCCGCGATCTCGTCTCGCCCGGTCACGGTGTCGCCCAGCTCCGCAAGGCGTGTCGCCAGCACCCGGACGGTACGCGCCTGCATTTCCACAAGCGCCTCCAGCTCTGCGATGATCTGCAAATGGCTGCTCACGCCGTCGCCTCCGTCCAGCCGTATACCCCCGGTTCCCACACATTGGCATCCGCCGTTGATGTCCAATGCTTTCCATTGTGGCTCACCTTGTCGCCCTTTGCGTAAGCGTCATGCGCCCCCACCGGCTGGCTCCATTCCGGCCATTCTTCCGCCGGGTCAGATGCCGCCGACCAAAGCGACACCGCCTTGTCCGGTTCCCATCCAGCCTGTGAGGTGTGCGCCTGTACGCATTTGTACAGCTTGTCCCCCCAGTTGCGTAGCTGCCCCACCGTGTAAGCAACGCCGGTCTGCCACGTTTCAAACAGGCTCTTATGCTCCCCCGCAGTCACAGCGTCGATGCTTCCGCTCTCCGCCAGCGTCACAAAGGCGATCTCCGTTGCTTTTCTCGTTTCTTCCATCACCTTTATCCTTTCCACATACCTGTAATGCTCGCTGATGGTATAGAAGTCGTACCGCGTCCCGTCCTCGTCCGTGTCGCTGTGATAGTGCCGGTCGATGCGGCAGCGGTCTGTGATGCTGCTGTCGTCATACTCCCGCACCGTGGTCAGGTATTCACCCTCCCGCAGCGCGGGGCCGCCCACAATTTTCAGGTTTTCTCGTTCTACGCCGCCGATAACACTTGTTCCGTAGACGTATTCCATCTTGCCCGCTCCTTTCTTGCGTGTTCTCTGACCACGCATTTCAATTTCCGCTGCAAACCCGCCTCCACATAGCTCTGGAAAAAGTGAACGTGATTGCAGTGCTTCATCTGGCCCAGTCTGGATAAAAGCCCCTGCGCCAATGCGGGCTTGATCGCGTGGTGCCGCCGCATGGCACGGCGGCAGGCGGAAAGAGAATGTTTCAGGCGCACCATGTTTCGTTTCCGCAGCAGGGTATACCCTCGCCCGAAGCGATACCCCAGCGCCGCCACCGTCCGCTTTGCCGTCGGATAGAGCTGCCACTTGCCGTTCAGCCGCAGGCCGTGTGCCGCCAGCCATTTCTCGATCAGCTCCCGCAGCCGCCGCAGCTTCCGCTTGTTCCGCCCGAACAGGGTAAAGTTGTCCATGTACCGCAGGTAGTGGTCGCACAGACCGCTTTCCCGTATCAGCCGGTCAAGCGGTTGCAGCACCGTGTTGGCAAACCATTGGGAAAAGTAAGCGCCGATCAGAATGCCGTGCTTCATCAGCCGTTCGCATACCTCCAGCATTCTCCGGTCTTTCACCAGCCGCCGGAGCCGCTTCATCACCGTCTCCGCCGTCAGGCTGTCGTAGAAATGGTGGATGTCCAGCTCCTCGGCATACTTCGTCCCTTTTGGGTCTGTCCGCATCCACTTCTTGATGGCTCGAACGCCGTAATGGATGCCACGGTTTCGGATGCTCCCGCAGCAGAAATTGTCCATGCCCCGCATCATGATCGGCTCCAACACCTGAATGACCGCGTGATGCACATACTGGTCAGGCCACAGTCTCGGCTCCGATATGTCCCGCCACTTTCCGGCGCTCTTGTCCCAGCGTCGCGCAAGCCTCGGCTCGTTCGCCTCGTAACCGCCTGTAATGATCTCCCGCAGCTCTTTTACATAGCGGTCAATGTCCGCCTCCACCCGTGCCACTGTCCGGTTTGGCCTGTGGTGCGGATGGAAGCGGTGTGTCACGTTCACGGCGAAGATCGCCAGCCGCAGGTTTTCTTCCGATACCAGCTTTGGAAATAGGTTGTTTGCTCGTTTCATCAGGAATGTTTTCCTCCTTTTAGCCTCACGGCCTTTCCATCGCCCCCGCAGGTTGCGGGAGTGTACTAAACCGTGTCCTGATGGCTTATCTGCACCAAGGGGTGCCGAGGATGTCCGCGCCCCGGCGCGGGTCTTTGCGTTGCCGGGTGTGGAGGTGGGTAGCCAGTCCATAAAAGGACGCGGCAGCCGATGTTCGCGTTCGAGTTGGACGCGCTGGTGTAGTTCACGTAGAACAGCCCGTGGTTCCCGTTCTGGTTATAGTTACCGCCGAAGTACAGACACGGGTTGGAAGCATTGAAGTTCCAGTTATCCGCCGAACCGAGAAGCAAGGCACCGACTGCGTGCGCGGTCATCCCCTGTATTTTCAAGCCGCCTGTGCGGCTGAAAACCCGTTAGCCTTTTGCGCGGCCTGCGGGCCGCAGGATACGCAGAGGGGGATGCGTCCCCCTCTGCACTCCCCCGTCAGGGGAGTTTTTGGAGGCGGCAGCCGATGCTCGCGTACGAGTCGGACGCGCTGGCGTAGCCCACGAAGAACAGC